GTTAATATTTTGGTTGGCGTTTAGTGTAGACAATGAGGATGACCTATATGGAGTGATGTCGAGTATTCGTAGATTGAATGAATGTAAAAAAGTGGTAAATTTAACTTGACAGTGATAAGGAAATGATATATAATGTCTAAACAAATGAGATATCTTAAACTCAGATCTGCGCAACAAAGATTAGAGAGTCAAAGAAGATCACGAAGAATGCTAATTATGCATGAACAAGAAATTAATAAAATTGAAGGAGAAGACCCGTTATGTCCTACACAGAAAAGCAGTTCAAAGAAGACGTTGAAGTAACTAAACGTATTCTGAAAGACACTTATGTCAATAACATCATTTACGTCCAAGAACGTATTAAAGATGGTGCTGATGAAAGTGAGTTAAAAAACATCGAAGATCTTATCATTGCAAACGAACGATTAATCGTTTACTTTGATGAAGGTGATGATTGGGTAAAACAACTACATGAAGAGGCCTCAGGGTCAGGAGATGATAATGGAACAAGCAGTGAACGAACTAACACCGGAGATGATGAAGAAGCAGTCGCTCGAATTGAAGAAGCAAGGAATAGTTGATGCTTTGAAACAGGGTCTTGTCCACCTACAATTCAAGAAGGTGAACGGTGATCTTCGTAATATGATTGGTACTTTAAGTCCCGAACATATTCCAGAAGACAAAGTACCCGAAGAAGGTAAAGAGCGTAAGAGTAACGAAGAACTTGTTGTTCTGTTCGATGCCGAAGTCAATGACTGGAGATCTTTCCGTACCGAAAACCTTGTAGAATATCGGTGTGACGCATGGTAGTAAAACGCAAACGTAAACCAATGTCCGAAGAGCAACGTGCAGCTGCGAGTGAAAGACTCGCAAAAGCACGGGAAGCTCGAGGTCACGATGGTTCCAAATCTGTCCATCCTTTATTGTTGGATATGGATGAGGATAGTCCGATACATTGGAGAAAGGTTCGCGAGTGGGTCAAAGAGATAGGTGTGGAACTTCGATCCAAGAAGGCACAACGACTGTCGAAGGATTCTAAGGAAAGACATGAGTATCAGACACTAGAGGTATATCTCGGAAACCTGAAAAGGTATCTTGACTCTAGTATCTGGTTAGATGCACGTTATGGAAGACATCGAGAAGGTAAGATGGGTACTGTCGTTCATGCTATTGCATACTTTCCTAGTGGTCGTCCCAAGAGAGTTGTGGGATGGTTTTATAAAGATATCGGTGAATACACCGAGGAGATGAAAGAGAATGACGATAGAATTTACGGTACCGAATCTGAGTACCGAAGAGACGAACACAAGCGAAAACTTCATGAACAAGAAGAGGTTCTCGAAGATGGTGGAGAGGACGGTACGTAGTTCCGGACTTAACTATATGGACTCGATTGTTCATATGTGCGAGAAGAATAACATGGAAGTTGAAGATGTTAAGAAGTACTTGACGCCTTCAATTATAGATTGTCTTGAAACCGAGGCGATGAATTTGAACTTCCTAGAGAAAACTAATTCTCTGGATGTTTAAATAACACTTGACTTATGTGTATAAATAGGTTAGAATACTATGGTACAATCAAGAAACAATTGAAAATACGCTGTGTAAAAAAACTGTAAATAAACTGAAAACGCTGAACATACTGGAGAAAACATATGTCTTTTGCAAACCTAAAAAGTCGTTCTACCGACATTTCTAAATTAGTATCTGCCGCTCAAGAAGCATCTGGTACTAACACCAAAACCAATAAGTACGATGACGAACGTAAGTGGAAACCAACCGTTGATGATAACGGCAATGGTTACGCAGTAGTCCGTTTCCTTCCTGCAATGGAAGGTCAAGATATGCCTTGGGTACGATATTGGGATCACGGATTCAAAGGCCCTCAAGGTCAATGGTACATCGAGAAATCGTTGACTACCATCGGTCAGAAGGATCCTGTATCCGAACTGAATTCACGTCTGTGGAACTCGGGTATCGAAGATGACAAAGAAACTGCACGTAAACAGAAGCGCCGTCTTCACTACGTGTCCAATATCCTTGTGGTAAACGATCCTGCAAACCCATCGAACAATGGTAAAGTATTTTACTATGAGTTTGGTAAGAAGATCTTTGACAAAATCATGGATCTGATGCAACCACAATTCCCTGGCGAAACTCCTATCAACCCATTTGATTTTTGGAATGGTGCTGACTTCGAACTGAAGATTCGTAATGTTGCGGGTTACCGTAACTATGATAAGTCGGAGTTCAAGTCCACTTCTGCATTGTATGAGTCGGACGAGACTAAACTCGAAGCCACTTATAATCAACAGTATGACTTGGGTGAGTTCGTAGATCCTGCTAACTTTAAAACCTATCAGGAATTAGAGTCACGTCTGGAATTGGTATTGGGTACTGCGGTAGGTGCTAACACCACTATCCGTAATGAAGCATTAACTCAGACTGCGGAATCGAACGTTGGACGTTCTGCACCACAACCTGAGAT